TCAATGAGACAACACAGGCACTTGCCCAGCTGAATCCCGCTCGGAAAAACAGGTATAGCAACGGCGACAGCGGCTTTGGCAGACTCTTTGCAGATGTCCACAAGCGCGTCGCCCGGTATGTGCCGGAGCGCAAAAAGTGGTACATCTACGACGGCTCACGCTGGGTGCCTGACATCGGCGGTCTGATGGCGATGGAGCTATGCAAGGATCTGGCTGACGGATTGCTCCTGTATCTGCTGACCTTCAAAGACGAATCCGTCCGCATCCGCAATCTGGAAGACTACAGCAAGTGGCAGCAACGCAGGCTGCGGGACATTTATCTCAAGGAAGCGCAGAGCGTGTACCCGGTGTCTATGGAGGAATTTGACGCCGACCGCTACCTGCTTAACTGCGAGAACGGTACGCTCGACCTGCAGACAATGCAGTTTCGCGCCCACGACCCGGAGGACAGACTCACCACAATGGCTCATGTCAGCTACGCCCCTGCGGCGACCTGTACCCGTGTCGAGCGCTACATCGACGAAATCATGAGTGGTGATACGGAGAGAGCGCGATTCCTGCAAAAAGCGCTGGGCTATGCTGTCAGCGGCGACACCCGGCACGAGTGTATGTTCTTCCTCTATGGAGAAACCACACGAAACGGCAAAGGAACACTGATGGAAAGCATCCTGCGCGTCGTGGGTGACTACGGCAGAGCCGTCAGACCGGAGACGATCGCACAAAAGCAGAGCGTCAACAGCCAGAATCCCAGTGAGGACATTGCCCGCCTTGCCGGTATCCGCTTCGCCAACATCTCGGAGCCAAGCCGTGGTCTGGTGCTCAACGCGGCACAGGTCAAAAGCATGACCGGCAACGATACCCTCAACGCCCGTTTTCTCAATGAGAACAGCTTCGATTTCCAGCCGCAATTCAAACTGTATGTCAACACCAACTATCTGCCCGTAATTAGCGACATGACGCTCTTCTCCAGCGGACGCATTCTCATTATACCGTTCGACAGGCATTTCGAGGAGTGGGAGCAGGACAAGACCCTGAAATCCGCGTTTGCCGAGCCGGAAGCTAAAAGCGCCATTCTCAACTGGCTGCTCAAAGGCTATGAGCTGTTGCGGCAGGAGGGATTTATTGTCCCGAAAGCCGTAACGGAGGCGACTCTGGCGTATTCTCACGAAAGCAACAAAATCGCGCAGTTCGCGGATGAACGGCTACAGCCGGACACCGATGCCGAGACCCGCACAGCCGCTGTGTATGACGAATACCGTCGCTGGTGCAGCGATAACGGCTGCTACACCGAGAATAGCCGCAACTTCAACCATGAGCTGCGCAAGTTCGGCACTGTGGTCAGGCGGCGTCCCAATACCGGCGGAGAGAAGACCACACTTCTGCTCGGTTACAAGGTACGAGAAGGGATGGAATTCCTGAAATAATGCGCGGGGCAGATTGTGGCAGGCAAAAACAGTCCTTCTCTATATAGGAACATTTGAGATGACCATAAAAACCTGCCACATACCTGCCCCAGCGTGGGAAAGGAGCGAGATATGACGGAAAAGAAGTATCGGTGTCGTTCTCCCACTCGGTGGGGGCGGTCGAATCTCCACAGTTTTTTATCTCGGACAGCGGCGTAGGCTCTCATGTAAAAATTCGCATAAGTTTTTAGGGTATATACCCACAACAATTAATTTTTAGGAGGAATTCAAAATGGCAAACTATCCGCTCACAGCAATCAACAAGGAAGGAACGCTCCTTCGTTCGAACAATTCGCTTTACTCCGATGAATACGCAGAGAGTATGTGCGATCTATTCTTAAGAAGCTCTGTCGTAAAAGACGAGCAAGGAAAACTGCACAAGTATTTTCGTCTCCACGCAAAACAGGCTCACAATACCGAAATGGCTCTGGCTTATGACATTCATTGCCCGGAATGCCACAGCGGTATGCTAAAGCAAATAGGCAGACAACTCAGTTATAACGAACTGGGCCTATACAGATGCCCTGTTTGTGACAAGAAATAAGGAGGAAGAATTTATGAGTACTTACACTGAAAGATTACCCTATACCGGCTCACCGGAATATGACAAGCACTTCTGGAACGCTATGCGCGGTCGTGACAGCAGTTTCGATGAACTTTCAAAAGGCTACAGCAGTGGAATCGGTCTTTACGCATTGCCGAATTCATCGGATAACAAGTATATGGCGAAACTTGAAAAAGAAAGCCTGTTCCGAGGTATTGGTACAGTTATTAAGGCATACGGCTCCGGTTACCGTATTTTTGCCAAGGACAGTAGCGATATTGCCCAGTGGGTAGCTGAAAATGATGCCGTACCCATTTATGACGGTATAGAGGATTTCACCATTAACACTGTGGACAGTTGGAAACTGGCTGCTCTGGTGAAAATGGACGAGGCCTTCGTGCATGACGCAAGCTTCGATATTGAGAGCTATCTTATCAATCGCTTTGCCAAGAATTTCGGCAGGGCCGAGGACAATGCCTTTATCAATGGCAACGGCAATGAAATGCCCACAGGTATTTTGAAAGCCACCGGCGGAGCGGAAGTTGCTGCGACCATTGATGATATAAGCTATGACAATGTTATCGGCTTGTACTTCTCCGTGAAGCCGGAATACCGTAAAAACGCCGTATGGCTGATGAATGACAAGACTGCTCTTGCCCTTCGTACCCTCAAGGACGATGCTGGGAACTACCTGTGGCGTGACAGTGACGATACCATTCTGGGCAAGAAGGTGATTATGTCCGAGTTTATGCCGGATGCGGAGTCCGAGTCCAAGCCTATCGCCTTCGGGGACTTCAGCTATTACTGGGTTATCGGTAGAAGACCCATTGGCGTTCGCACCCTCTCCGAGAAGTTTGCAGCACTCGACCAGCTTGGGTATTTGGCCTATGAGTTCCTTGATGGCAAACTTATCCGCCCAGAGGCAGTTAATGTTATTCAGATAACAGAAAATCAGGGCTAAAAATCGAAATACGAGATTGCCGAAAGCATTTGCAAGTAGGCACTCTTGTATTACATTATGGTTTTTCATCAGTTCTTACTGATTAAAAGTGCTTATTGCCTTATTACCCGTTTGAATTCGCTTTTTTTACACACGAAGCCCCACGCCGCTGTCCGCTTTGGAAAGCTGTAGAGATTTCAATACCCCCACCCGGTAGAAAGGAGGCCACATGGACGATAAGACTGTGAGCGTGACCAAGAAAGTCATCGGAGACACGCTCTATATTATAGAATCGGCGGTCAGTGATACCGCTAAAGAAACCGCTTATGACAAGCTGAAACGCATGATTCTGGGCGAACTGGAACGCCAGAAAATAAGGCTGGCATCATAACACAATACCGCTTGACTTCTTCGCAGTAGTACGCGAATATGTAGTACCGCTTGAAGACTGTCGGAAAGGAGGAAAAAATGAATAACAGACAGTCTTTTACTACTGCGAAGAACGACGGCAAGGTCACAGCCCTCTACTGCCGCCTTTCCCGTGACGATGAACTGCAGGGCGATAGCAACAGCATTAAGAATCAAAAAGCCATACTCCAAAAGTACGCTGACGACAACGGATTCGGCAACACACAGTTTTTCGTTGATGACGGGTACAGCGGCACGAACTTCGACCGTCCTGACTGGCAGCGCCTTATTGCGCTTGCGGAGGAAGGCGGCATCGGTATCATCATTGTGAAGGACATGAGTCGCCTCGGACGCGATTACCTCAAGGTCGGCTACTACACGGAGGTGTTCTTTCCCGGTTCTGACATCCGTTTCATCGCCATTAACAATGGTGTCGACAGCGCCAATCAGCAGGACAGCGATTTTACGCCCTTTCTCAACATCATCAATGAATGGTACGCCAAGGACACCAGCAAAAAGATTCGAGCGGTATTTAAGGCAAAAGGGCAAAACGGAAAGCCGCTCTGTACGAATCCTCCCTACGGCTACATCAAAGACCCGGAGGACAAGACGCACTGGGTCATTGATGAGGAAGCCGCAGAGGTGGTTCGTCATGCGTTTCACTTGTGCATGGACGGCTACGGACCGACGCAGATTGCCAAGGAGTTCAACAAAAGGCATATTATGAATCCAACAGCTCATGCTAAGGCGAATGGTATTACCATTCCAGACAACAGAGGCCACGATGATGATTATATCTGGCGTAGCAGCACCATCGTCCATATGCTCTCTCGGCAGGAGTATCTGGGGCATACGGTAAACTTCAAGACTTACCGCAAGTCCTACAAGAACAAAAAGCAGCTATATAATGACCCGTCCGA